CTCAGAGAACGTGGTACTTTGAGGACATTGAAATCGGAATAACTTTCATCACTCCACCGTTGATCGTGCCCGACGTCGACCCCAGCACGGCTGAGAGCGACGCGTTCTTCTTATCCGCAGTGAAGATTGAAGAGAGTAAGACCGAATTCCCTGCCGCTGCAGCGATTCCGTGGACCTCTTGGAAGACCTCAGTGAGGCCGACCAGAGAACTCCAGGTGCTCGAGCTCACTGTTCCTGCCGTTATATGCGTAAGCAGCTGGATCAGGTAGCGAGCGCCAGGTATCAGGCCAGCGATGTCGAATTTGTTAACTGAGCCTGTCACGTAGTTCGCTTGAGTCGAGATCGCGATGGGTCCAACAGCCGTGTTGGATCCGATCCCGCTGATGAGGCCGGTGGACGGGTCATATGGCGCGTTGTTGTAGCCGCGGGAGAAGTTGTAGGCCGATGTCCATGGGACCGGCAAGGTATGGGGAGTGAAGAACTCCACCTCGTACTCTACCCACAACTTTCCTGCAGCGACGCCATCCGTCGGTGAGTCGATGGTGCAAACAAACAGATTTCCCGCATTGTATGTTTTGATGTCAAGGTTGCTAGCTAAGACGCCAGGCGTCACGTATTTGCTAGACATCCCCCCTGACATTGCCGTGACTGACGCGGACATGTCAATGTCCTGCCAGAGAGCACTAGAGATAGCTCCGTAATACGAACAAGCACGCGCCTCATTAAGTGGCGCCTCGTCCGCGGCGTCGTAATCGATCGCCAAAATTACAGAGCCCACCGTGCTTGTGGGGCACCTGGGGACATACTGTACACGTAGTTTCCTGAAACGATACCGCTCCCAGCCTGCAGCTTGAGTTGCAAGCCACGGGAACACTGACTGATTTCCAGGATTTAGTGCATATGGTGTTGTAAGGAAATAACTGTTCGCAACCACACCGTCGAACATCTCCCGATGGGCGATGACGACCGATTCCTTCAACCTGCGTATCTGCGGTCTCCGGGTCGTGATCTTCGAACTCTGTGCGGAAGGAGCCGCATTCCGTTGCGGCAACTGCCTCTGAGTGTTTTTGCGCTTGGCGCTCTTGACTTTCTTTGAGAGTTTTGGCATTGAGTGAGTTTTGTTGCAAACAAGCGAGCTTGAGTGATGGTCGGCGTTTTCCCATGTAACTTCGATAAGTTGGTGCTACACTGGGAGCGGGACGGGCGTGACTCCGTCTAACCCTACCGCCGGGCGGTCGAGGACATCGGCTAGATCAACCTCTTCAATGAGATCGGTCACAACATGCCGGAACAGTCCAACATCGCCACATGCGCAAAATTGCGCCTCAATGTCGTTGACCATCGCTTCGTTCAGGCCGTACTTGTACATGAAGGCCTCTCTAGAAACGCTGTCAAACGACTGCTCAACGAGTCCGTACATCTCAGCGCGGTACAATCCGGTGCGGTCGTAGAAGACTTCCCCCCCTTCGGTCGCATGACGACGGAGGAACGCTTCAATTACCGGCATACCGGAGCAGGTGGGCATCAAGCCAAGCACGATGCCTCTTCTCCACGCCTCGAACTTCTTTGGGGGTGGCGGTTTGGTCGTCCAAAACAACCTCCGCAACAGACGCCCTGGCTTAGGTGTGAACACGAACCCCTTGCGATTCGGAAAGAAGCAACCGGAGATAAACGTCAAATCAAGGACGTTGTAGAACTTCCGGTACTCGGGAACGATCCCGAATTTGCTTTCTTCCTGAGCCAACTGGTCCGCGTCAAACTCGCCCTCGACAACCACTAACAGGTCGTCTCCGGCAACCAAGACATCTGCTTCGAGCCCCAACTCATGCAACGCACAAACGGTCAACGCACCGTTGTCGATATTGTTGCCAAACGTCGTGTCGTTATGGCCAGACTTTACCGTGTTCTTGAGCTTGTAGCGTAAAGTCTGACCATTGTGCCTGAGTAATCCATTGACGTCCTTGCACTCACGGGCGAACTGGGCGGTCTCGGGGTCAACTTGGGTGTAAACCCAATTCTTGAGGTCGAATGCCTCTTGTCCCCTGGTCGCATCCCAATTCTTCCCGTCGCGTTCGTAGAACGTCGGAAACCTCTTGTTCGCCAGCGATTTGGCCATCCACTCGCCAAGGTCCTTGCCATTCATACCTGATGCGAACGTTAGTGTGATCCTGTCGCCAGAATCCATTGAGGCGTTAACCACCTCACCCAACGCTTTCTGCATCGCTGTGAATTGCGGGGCCTTATAGGCTTGCGTTGCCAAGTTCCGGTAAAATTGGATGCAGCGAGCTTTCTTGGGCGCGGAGTGCCCTGCTTCTCGCTTAACCATGCATTTCACCTGCTTCGGCTTGAGTTCGTCGTTTTGCACCGACTCCTTGATTGCCTCGATTTTGGCCCTCGGCCACTTCTCGATCCAATGCTCAGAGTAGTGATGGTGCTTCTCGACGAATGTCATGTCGAAAGATTGACAATGCCGTGGAAACCAT